AACTAAAGTTTTACTTGCTATGAAAATTAATGACCTTTTATTAAAACATAATGAAGCAATTGCTGAACTTCGTAGAGTTAAAGAAAGAGAACGAAATGAACCAGGATTAGTTCGCTTCATCAAGAGTTTCTTTCACTGAAGTTGATATAGTTTTTTGTTCTTCATTATGTTGAGTTAAAAGAGCCTTTACTTCAGTATTTTGACGCACAAGACCAATCCCACCTTTTTGAATTGCCTTTGTTAAAAATTGATCATGTCCTGTTCTAAATTCACTATTTCCAACTGGAATAGTAATTGTGTTTGCTTTTTCTACAATTGGTTCTGTAATCATTTCATCATCTGAAATAATTAAAGTTTCAGATGGATTTAATGAAACACTCAATTCACTTGTTTTATCAATATTTTTAGTATCTAATTGACCAAAATTTTCTTTTATTTTATTGATATCTTTACGCAATTCAGATGTTTCAGTTAATACTTGATTCATTTGAGTTTGAAGTATCAACATATTTTTTTCAAATATATTTCTTACATCTTTAATACGTTGAATATCATTTTCTATTTTTGAAGTATTTTGTTGATTACTTTCTATAGTAGATATCCTTTGATTTATTTGATTTATTTGATTCATTTCAGTTAATATATGTTTATCATCATCATTTTTACTTTTTTTACTAAATTTTTTATTCTTTGTTTTTTGAGTTTGTTTTTTATTCTTAGGTTTTTGAGTTTGTTTTTTATTTATTTTGGTTAATAGTTTTTTCTTTTTTATTTTTTCTAAAGGTGATTTTTCAAATTGGCAAAAATTCATGATATTAGTATACTAATATTTAATATAATAATATCAAAATTATGTTAAACTATATTCATACAATTTGCAATTTTCCATGTTTATCATATCTTGCTTTTAAAATCATTTCAACATCTTTTGGATCCATCTCATCTTTCGCACAACAACAACAACCACACTTACGAAACATATTACGAAGTGAAGTACAACAAGCATTAATAGAACGATGAAAACAACATTCCCTCGAACAAAATCTTACTTTATCACCTTTACTTTGATCCATTATTTTGTCATAATTTTCTTGTAAACGTTCTAATAAGATCATATCACCCTTCCATATATTTTCAATTTCTTCTACATTTAAATTTTTGGTTCGTCTTTCTTCAACTAATTCATTCATTCTAGTCATCATTTCCATTTTTAAGTTTGTCATCTTATTTTGAGAACTTGTATATAATTCAATATCAAAATTTCTTCTATTAACCATCTTAATATTTTTTAAATCTTGAAGCAAATATTTTTTCCAATAAGAATATAATTGCATCTGAGTTAATAATTGTTGAACTTGTAATTCAGGATAAATTGATTTAGTTCGTGTCTGCTTCCATTCTTCTAAAAAATTTTTATAGTCATCTACAGCCGTGTCTTCTTCTTCTGTCATCTTTTGAATATTTTCTTTCATTTGTTGCTTATCTAAATCATTTGGTGCTTCAATTTGGCCGTCTCTTTTTTGACGCGTTATACTATACAGTTGTCCAAAAATTCTATTACAGATACATAAATAAATTTTACAACTGTCCGAATATGGCATCTCTAAAGTTAAAATACCTGATCTAACTTCTTCCATACTATCTTGTATTTTTAAAAATTTAAAAATTGCTAATGTTAACGCAATTAGAAAACCAAATGTTATTGTGATAATATTAAATACAAGTGTCATATCCTCACCAAGTGTTACATTCGCACGTAAAGATTCTAAAAATGTAATAATTGATGACATTGTTATAATTATTATATTTACAGTAATATTCCACCAACTATAATGATCATATTGATAACGGAGAATTGTCATCATTGTATGAATTTCTTTATTAAATTTAACTACTTGTTCAATTAAATGTTTATAAGATTGATATAAATTTTCTTCTTCACTAATAACTGCTATTTCTTCTTGTTCATCTTGTTCATCTTGAGATTCATTTCCTTCATCTCCAGATTCATTATCTTCATCTTGAAATTCATTATATTCATCTTGAAATTCATTATATTCATCTTGAAATTCATTATCTTCATCTTGAAATTCATTATCTTCATCATCCAAATTATGATTTTCTTCAACGGTACCGACCGAATTAATCTCCTCATTTATAGAGATTCCATCGATAATAATAGTTTCTTTATTTTCTGTATTTTCTGTATTTTCTGTATTTTCTGTATTTTCTGTATTTTCTGTATTTTCTGTAGACATAATTAACTGTATTATTTATTTTTGTTTTATTATCTTTAATTTAATATTTATAATACTTCTTGAAATGAAATTTATATTAAGAAAATAATAATTTATCCATCAACATGATAAACACGAAAAGTATTTAAAATACTATCTTCTACATCTAAACTTGTATTATTTGGTTCCGGAGAAAATTCATTAAATTCTAAAGGACCACTTTCATTTACAAAATAATTATTTGTATCTGATAATTCTACTTTTGCCTTTGCCCAACAAACTATTAATGAAGTTACTACGTGGCCGAATGATGTACATAAAAAAAATATCATATACATCATACTTGTTACATGATTAATAATATTACCATAATGATATCTAATATAGAAACCCCAAAAAAGACCAATACAATTTATTCTTAAAATCGCACAAATCATATTTAAGAAAATACAAGGATAATTTAAAAATTTTTGGAATTGTAATTGACAAATATGAATACAAGTATCAACCATACAAGCTCCAAAAACCATAAAAATCCAAAATATAAGTGAAAATAATTGAAGATAATAAAATGATGGAAGTTTATCATACTGGATTATTTTATACAATAACTCAATTAATCCATAATTTACAAAATAAGCTATTATTGGAGAAGTTATTTGCCAAATATTAATAGATAACATAATTAACCACATTTCACATCTATTTGTATATCGGGCAATGTCTATTAAATCATAATTAAAATATGAAATACCACTACATGGACAAATATTTTCTTTTATATATTCTTTAATTTGTGAGAAAGTTACCATTTTCTTATTTTTTTTTATTTTATATGCTTGATGGCATACCGTACATTTTAATGTTTTTTCTCTTCTTTCGCTTGTCATAATTAATTCTTTTTCAAGACATGATTGGCACAATGTACTACGACATAGGCACGCACTAAAATTTTCATCTATCTTTTCAAAACAATATCGACAATATTCATTTGAATTAGACAGTAATAAAGTGTTATCAGACTCGTTAGAATCAGGAATTATTTCCTCTGTGAGCATTATATTACTATTGGCTTAAACTATAAATGTCAATTTTATATAGTATTTTATATTAATTTAGTATTATTTTTTTTATTTCCTTAAAAGTTGTTTCAAATTTTTCATTATTATTTGTATCCTTGGCTATATTCATTTGATGAACTAATTTAATTAAATTATATTTTATTGAATTTTTTTGATTATTATTGTAATTTAGATACTTATAATAATAATATCCTGATAAACTACCTTCACCTTTTGTTAAATGTTTAGATATTTTATGAATAAATTTAATTACTGTTTTATCATCATTTTTTAATGGTTGAAATAATTCTAGATAATTTTTTATAATATGAATTTCAGAACTACAATCATAACAATGATCTATTCCTGGTGCTATTATATTATGTGGATAATATTGACACCTAGTAATTGTATTAAAATAATACATTTGATTTTCATATATCTTACAATTCCAAATTCTCTTTTCAAGTGAATTATCTACTATTAATCTTGTTTCAGTACTACTTTGAGGACCCCACGGTTGAATAGTTATATTTCCATCTAAATATTCAAATGTTTTTTGATCCCAAGGTAATCTAAATTTTAATATACTAAATCTTGGTTTCATTATTTCAACCCATTTTTGTTGAATTATCATATCTAATTTTACTTCATCTTCTGTTGGTTTATAATTTTTTTCATCATTTGATACTCTTATATCACAGATAAATAAAAAATCACGCCCAATAAATTCCTTTGCCTTCTCATTAGTAAAATATTCCTTTCTTATTTTTATATTATCTGTTTCGTGAATACTAAATTTCATTGGGTCTATTAAAATGAATTTTAAAGTTGGGAATAATTTAGAAAGTAAGGGTGTATGTATTGCTGGAGCAGCACCTACATATAAAACTAAATCATTTTCTTTTGAATATTGTGTTAAAAAATCTATCTCTGTCATTAATAATTTTCTTTGCCCCCAATGCATTGTTGTTCGTAAATCATTTTTACAACGTGGTCTATATTTTTTTTGTGGACTTTTTATTGTTAAACAACGACAAAGTTTATTTCCTTTATACTTATTTAAATTATGTTTATCAAAATATTGTAAATTATGTATTCCTATTTTATTATTAGCCATGTGTTTCAGTGATTTAACATATAATTATTTGTCAGTATTTACTTATATTATATAATTTTATATCAAATTTAATTTACTATATTATAAATTATCCCAAACATCAATTGAAAAATCTGATAAATTTCTCCAAAAAATATCATTATTAATTGGACTTCTCGCAAATCTAAAAGGATATGGTATTATATTAAGACGATTACCACAGATATCAATTATCGAAAAATTATTCAAAATATTAATAATATGGTCCTTTTTTTTTTGTTCTGTATTATTATTTTTATCCAAATTAAATAAAATTTTATTTGGATTTATTATTTCTCTACATAATGGGCATTTTTTTGGAGTAACTCCCTTTGTTATATTTATATAAATACAATCTAGATGATAATTATGAGAACAATCTAAAATAACTTCACCATTTTTTTGAGAATCATCTTTACATATTTTTTCTAAGCAAATAGAGCAATCCCCCATTAATATACCTTACTTAATACCAAGATTATTAAAATTGATTTTTTATTATTCTAGTAATTACTGGTTAATTACAGAAATTCTTATAGATGTCTAATATACAACAAAATATACCGCATATTATACAACAAAATATGCCACGTATTATTACTTCTCCAAGAAGAATTCATATACGACAAAATACCATCTCTCGTTGGTTACCAATTTTAGAGAGAAGAACTAGATTAATAACAAGAATACAAAATGGAAATACTAATCAAAATAAATCTAAAAAAAATAATAGAAAAATTGAAATTCATTCAATTGATATTTTTTATCGAGAAAATACTCAATTGACTGAAAATGGATTACTTGGGAAAATTAAAAGAATTCGCTTTGGAGATAGAGAAAGTAAATTGATTACTAATATTATTACTAATTCCGTAGCTAAAATGAATAACGATATAGCAAATCTTATTACTGAATTTAGTCATCCTAAACCAAAATCTGGACTTTTTTATAAAAAATCACATATTATGAGGGCTGCTAAATGGGACCAAGGAGAACAAGAAAAAAGAAGTTATTCCATTACAAAATCACGGGTCGCAAAACATGGAATTAAAGCTTTTATACATTTTCTTGAACCTGGATATTTTGAAAGTATACATGAAAATCATACTAATTATTCTAGATTTTTAGATGAAATTGGTTCTTTTGGACCAATTGTAGAAATAAAAATTAATTTATTATCTATACAACCATCTAGTAAAAAAAAAAAGTATCTTTATAAAATAATTAATCAAAAGTTTAAAAGATACTATTCTACATCAAATGATTCATTAATTGTAAATAAAACATCTAGTGTTAATATTACAGCATGGAAACCAATTTTTA